TACGCGTTAGCAATAAGCTGGGCGCGGAATTAATTAAATTGAAAGTGGCAAAGGAATTTGGAGACTATACAACAGAAGAAAAGGTTGAGCATATTCTTGAAATTGCATTTGATAATGAAGAAAAACCTAAAGTTAAAAAAATTACTAAAGTAGAGAAGTAATAGAAATTATTTTTGTTTAAAATATAGAAAAAATGGCAAGTACAGGAATATTGAATGGCACCATCGCCAAGATACAAGTAGCAGGTGTAACAGTTGCACACCTAACATCTAACTCATTGACTTTCGACATGGCAACCCGTGACGCAAGCACAAAGGATTCATCAGGATGGAAACAGAGTTTAGAAGGACAAAGATCTTTCAGTGGAAGCGGTGAAGGATTCTTTGCAGAAGATGCATCATATGGTTTTGAAGATTTATACGATGCTTTCGTAACACGCGCCGCAGTTGTTATAACATGGACAACAGACGTGGTTGGCGATAAAGAGTACAGTGGATCTTGTCACATTACGTCATTGGGAAGAACTGACGGTCTTGAGGAATCAAGCACCTTTTCAGTATCTTTTGAAGGAACTGGCGCGGTAACAAAGGCGACAGTAGCTTAGTTTTTATCTTGTTAATGTGTGATTGAAGGGGTGGGTATTTTGCCCACCTTTTTTTTTAACCATTAACTCTAATTACACAACAAATTAAAATTAAATACACATGATTAAAATTAACAGTAAAGAGTACAAATTTAAGTTCGGATTCAAAGCACTTTTAATGTACGAAAAGGAAACCGGTTCAAGCGTTTCTGCAATTGGTGACAACATCAATATGAGTACATTGGTAGACATTGCATATTGCGGTTTAAAAGCAGCAGGCGAAGATGTAACAAAGGATTTTGTTATTGATGCCATTGATGAAGACTTTGCACTTATTAACGTATTCACGCAAGCAATGCAAGAAGATATGGCGGCGCTTAATAATATGGGTAAGGAAGCAAAAAAGTAAAATTGCCATTGTCAACATGGATCAGGGGGTTTGTATTAGGCGTTCTAAAGCAATCCCCACTATCACTTGATGAATTTACAATGGCGGCCATCTTCGATGCCTACATAGGGCATACAATAGGCGAAAACATAAAAGCACGCACTCAATGGGAAACTGCAAGATTTGTTTCTTTTGTTACATTGAAAAGTGCAGGAAATAAAAGAATGCACAAACCACAAGATTTGATTAAGTTTGACTGGGAACAACAAGATGACAAAAAAGGCACTGGCAACAATGCTTGGACAAAGGCAGAAATAGAACAATTAAAGAAACAAAAACCAAACTGGTTCAAATAAAATGGCAAGAAAGCAGATAAATATACGTGCAGGATTTGATTTAGGTCACTTTTCAACATCAAGTCAAAGTTTGCAAAGGGAACTTAAAAAAGTAGGTACTCAAATGAAAAATGTGGGCAGAGACATGTCTACATATATCACTGCGCCATTGGCAATAATGGGAGGTTTGGCCGTGAAGACATTTGCTGATTTTGAACAATCAATGGCAAAGGTTAAGGCCGTGAGTGGTGCAACCGGCGCAGAGTTTGAAAGTCTTAATAAATTAGCAAAAGATCTTGGCATAAGTACCAGATTTACCGCAACGGAAGTGTCTGACTTAATGCTTGAATATTCAAAGTTGGGATTTTCTGCAAGCGAGATTGAACAAATAACCGCAGCAACTTTAAACTTAGCACTTGCAACCGGTGAAGATTTAGCAAAAAGTGCAGAGGTTGCAGGTAGCACATTAAGGGCGTTTGGTTTAGATGCAAGTCAGATGTTGCACGTTACAGACGTAATGGCGCAAGCATTCAATAAATCTGCGCTTGGTTTGGATGATTTTACAGATTCAATGAAATATGTGGCACCGGTTGCGGCCAGTGCAGGCGTATCACTTGAAGAAGCAAGTGCAATGTTGGCTATCCTTTCAAACAATGGTATAAAAGGATCTCAAGCAGGTACATCATTAAGGCGAATAATAACTGACTTAGGTTCCACTGGTGGCAATGTTGCAGGTGCAATTGGTAATCTTGCAAATAAAGGTTTAACACTTACCGATGCAATGGATGAGGTTGGTAGAACTGCACAAACTGCATTGATTGTTTTAGGTAAAGGGGTTGGCCAAATAAAGCCATTAACAGAAGAATTTACAAATGTCAATGGTGCAACTGCTGACATGGCAGCAATCATGGACAATACATTGCAAGGTTCTATGTTAAAAATGACTAATGCGGTTGGAGGTTTGTCAATTTCATTTGGTGAAATTATGGCACCTGCAATTGGTTATGTTGCTAAGGTTTTAAGTAATATTGCATTGAAATTTTCTGACTTAAATCCATACATGAAAACTGCCATTATAATTGTTGCAGGATTAACAGCATCAGTTGGGCCTCTTTTGTTTGTTATTGGTAGTTTAACAATTGCATTTGCAAAGTTATCAATGGCACAAGTTCAAACAACACTTATAATTGTTGGTGTAATAGCAACTATTGCTTTGTTGGTTACGGCATTTTTGTATGTTCGTGATAACTTGCAAGCCTTTAAAGATTTCTTTTATAATGCGTGGGTTGGCATTGCAAACGGATTTATTGACATATTAAAATCAATGGTTACTCCATTTTTAAAATTTGCCAATATTTTAGGAATAGACATTGGAACTGGTATAAATGCCTTCTTGGATTCTTTCAAATTAAAATCAAGAGATTCAACTGCGGAATTTGGATCTTTCAAAGAAATGTTGCAAGATGTTAAAAAGGATTTAACAACAACAACAACGGAAATTGATAAAACAACCGGATCGGTTAAAAAATTAGGAAAAGAAACAGAAAAAACCGCAGAAAAAACAATAAAACTTTCAAGAAATTGGAAGGGATTAGGCGAAATTTTGGAATCTATGAGGATGACAAAAAGTTTTGATCCTAACATAAAACTTGATATAAGCAATGTCGTGGTTGACACAGACACAAGCGGAATATTGTCTGACATGGAAGAGTTAGGCAAAGAAATGGGTTCCGCTTTATCGGATGGATTGAAAGCATTAGCAACGGAAGGTTTAACGCAATTTGGTGAGTTCTTAGGCACTGTTATAAGTGGAGGGGATATGACAGTGAAAGACTTTGGAAGGGGCTTGTTAGACTCATTAGGTAAGTTCATGGGGCAATTTGGTGAAGCTATGATCGCGATGGGTATAGCACAAGTTATGTTAGACATTGCAATCAAATCTTTTAATCCTGCACTTGCTATAATAGGCGGTGTTGCATTAGTTGCAGCAGGCGCGGCAATATCAAATCTAAGTCAAAAAGGAATAGACAAAAGTGGCGCATCAAATCTTTCTGGTGGCGGTGGTCTTTCATCAATGAGCGGAATAGGTGGTAACATGCAACCAATAGTTCTTGAAACAAAAATAAGCGGCAGGGACTTAGTTCTTGTTCAAAGTAGATCAAACAATTTCAGAAGATAAAAAATAAATGGGCAACACAATTTTCAGCAGTGAATTAATTTCAAATGATGGCATAACGTATAAGGCAGAATTGTACGGTGAAGACTATATTGGATTCCCAAAAGTTGCAATTGTTACCGGTTCTGGGAACACTTATGTTGTTTCAAAAGATTGGAGAGATTTTTTAGAAGTTGGGCAGGTTCTTTATTTGTACACTGCGGATGTTTATTCAACAAGTGGCGAAATCACCGCAATTTCTTCAAGCGGGCCAACTACATTAATAACATTAGACATTGCCTACAATGCTGCTTATACTAACATCGGAAGCAGCACTATATTAATAGAGCAATACACGCCAACATTTGAACCTGATATAATTTCACTTAATACTGAATGGGGTGGTGAAGGTGATGAAATACTTGGGGCCATTAAAGATTCAAGCACCACAATAACTTATGCAAATAATGACGTTTGGTTTGATAGATTCTTTGAGCAGTATAAAATCACACAAGACAACAAGCTAAAATTCCTAATCTACAAAGAGGATGGTGCGGTTTGGAATTTAGACTGGGCTGGTATCATTGTCATGGACTTGGTTGAATGGGCAAACGATTCAAAGC